AGCAAATGCTTGTTTTGCTAAGCAAAAGGAAGCAAAAGAAGCAAATGCTTGTTTTGCTAAGCAAAAGGAAGCAAAAGAAGCTGTTAATGTAAATGTAGATGTAAATGTAGATAATAATATTATTCTTACAGATAATTCTACAGATAATAAACAGAATAACATTATAGAGAAAAAAGAGATAAAAAATATATCTAAATATAATTCTACATCTAATAACGATATATTTTCTATCTCTAAAAAAGAAGAGGGAAAAGAGAAAGACTGGAGAAAAGATTTTAATGTTTATTTGTCAGAATTACATGAAGAAGTAGACAAAATACTATGTGATGCAGAATGGATGGAAAAACAAAAAGAATTCAACCCTCCTGAATTGAACATAATAAAAACAATTGAATGCGCTATCGAAAACTTTTGGGGCACTACTGAAGGTTGGGAAAACAAAAAGAAATCGAAAACAAAAAAAATAAACTGGAAAACAACATTGGCAAAAGCTCTTAAAATTCAAACGAACCGCGTTTTTTATCCGAAAAATTTAGCAGGGGGGGCGCGCGGATTTGCAAAAAAAGAAACGATGCAAGAACAAACTCAAAGAGTAGCTTTTAAAATTATGCAGGATATCCAAGAGGGAAAAGATGATTCTATTTTTGGAATGATGTTTAACAAAAAGGAGAAAGAATAGGAGGTTAAAACATGGACATACAGCAAATAAAAGAAGCTCAAAACTACCCGAAAATAAGCGAATTAAATAAAAACGAACTGTTTTTGTTTTCTATGGACATAGTAAAAAAGGCTTTTTTAAGGGTAAATCAAGAAACGACGGACGAATTAATAGAGGTCACAACAAAAGATGTCGCAACATTTTTAGAGGCTGAATGCAAAGCGCTAACCATAAAGGAGTGCGACATAGCGATAATTTATGGTTTATCTGGCGAATTTGGGGTTTTTTATCGTATGTCGGTACAAACTATCATCCAATTTTTAAAAGCCTTTAAATCGCACGTAAATCGTTCACAAGCGATAATTGAAAAATACGGGAATGTAAAACAACTGGAAGTACATTCTAAAGATTTTTCAATTGAACAGTTGTCGGATTTTGAAAGGAATGCTTTCAATGAATTCAAACAAACAAAAAAATTGCCCATTGGGTTACCATGTTTACCAGTGGTTAAGTATCTGATAAGTAAAAACAAAGTGAGAGCAGAGACCTATTTAGGATATGTTTCTGAAGCTACAATAGCCGTAGAAAACGAAAATAAAAACGAAATACAAAAGCTGATAATGGCTAACAACACTACAAAAGAAGCTGTAATTGTGTACAATGCTTGCAGGAAATTATTAACTGATTATTACACACTAAAAACTAAATGAGATGAAAAGCGAGAAAGATATTTTACTTGAAAAGATGAATAAAGCGTTACAAAAAAGAGACTATGTAAAAGTAACTCAAATAAAAACGCAACTTGACAACTTGAATAAATATGAATTGATACCGGTTAAGGATTTGTTCGGGAACATGACCAAGGAACAGAAAGAAAAAGCGGTGTATGTTTGTAAAAAAATACCTCTTTTCGCGGATTTGCTTTCTCAGGCTGCAATTGAGCTTACGAACATAATACAACAAGTAGATTCATCTTCCAATTTGGTATTAATGAAAGACTTATCAAAAGCTCGCTTTTACGCGGAAAGAGTAGTTAAAATTGTCGATGATTTAAATGATGATGAATTTTCCGAGTCCTTTGGAGAATTTGCTGATAAAGTAAATGCAGAAATAGATAATTTATTTGAGAAATATGGTAGTAAGTGAAGTATTAACACAGCAAAAATTATTCTGAAATGAGACAAGAAGTTAAGGAAGAGTTGTTGAGCATAAATGATTTATCCCGTAAATGTGGATATTTCTCATCTGATACCTTTATAAAAAATGGATATGGGTGCAATCATCCTAATTGTTATGATGGAGTATATACCTATAATGGGAAACAAATTAGTAGTAATGATGCGGAATTAATAGTTGCAAAAGGACTTACAAAAAGGAATATAAAGTGTAATAGGAGACTTTCAAAGAAGTTTATTAAAAAAGCGAGATGGTTACTTTTTTCAGAATATAGAGACCTATGTGGAGTGAAGTTTCAAGGAGCATGTTATGCGTTTTCTTGCCCACTTGGGCGATTAGCCTATCCAGAAGATTTCCCAAAATTTGGGATAGACCTTGAAAATAGAGGATATGGAGATGATGAATGGGTAATTATAAATAGCTCGATATTATGCGATTAAACACAGAAAGACAAAACAAACTTGAACCTATCAGAATGCAAATAGCAATAAATGAAATACAGATATTAGGACTAAAAATCACTAATTGCACTGATAAAATGATAGAGTTCGAGTACAAGGGAAGCAATATAAAATATTACCCTTATTCAGGCAGGGCAACTGGAAAGACTATTAAAGACGGTAGAGGATTAGAGAATTTAATTAACCAATTAAAATAATAACTTATGAAGATTAAAATAGATATAAAATCAACATTTGGAAATGTTCTATTTTCTTTCGAGAAAGAGAACAACACAATTAAAGATACATTAGAAGAAGCTAATTTGAGAGGCGCTGATTTGAGAGGCGCTAATTTGGGAAGCGCTAATTTGAGAGGCGCTGATTTGAGAGGCGCTAATTTGAGAGGCGCTGATTTGGGAGGCGCTTATTTGGAAGACGCTTATTTGGAAAGCGCTGATTTGGGAGGCGCTAATTTGAGAGGCGCTGATTTGGAAGGCGCTAATTATTCAGAATATACATCTTTCTTGTTATTACAATGCCCAATAGAGGGAAGTTTTATAGGGTGGAAAAAATGCGATGGATATATCGTTAAATTAAAAATATGTGAGGATGCAGAGAGAAGTTCATCAACATCTCTAAAATGTAGATGTTCAAAGGCGGAGGTTTTAGAAATACAAAATATTGACGGAAGTATAGCTGATATAACAGAAATATGTTCCAATCATGATAAAAACTTTATATACAAAGTTGGTGAAACAGTTGAAGTAAAAGACTTTGATAAATGCAGATGGAATGAATGTTCAAATGGGATACATTTTTTTATAGATAGGAATATGGCTGTAGCTTATAGAAAATGACTATGAAGAATTTTTTAGGTGGAATTAAAAAAGCAGAATTAAAAATTATCATTGCTGGGGAATCCGGCAATCCTGAAGAATTGATTAAGTCTGCAATATCTGTTACACAATTTTTAGAGGCAAAAGGATTTGATGCTGTAATAAAATTCTCTTATAAACAAACTGAAGACTGGATTAACGAACGTAAATTGGAATATGTAACTATAAATTTTGAGAAATATGAATAGAATGAAAATTACTTTTGGGATAATGTCTAATAAATATCAAATAGAAGCATACAATAAGCTTGATGCTTATGCTGCTATATCATTATATTTAGCATATGCTTTACCATTCGCAGTTTTATATGAGCCTTCTGATATTTTAGAAGATAATTGGGTTGGTGATATTGAAAAATTTCTTAGCCTATTTGAAAGAGAATGTGAATATTCAGTATATATATACAAATATCAAGATGAAATAAAAGAAGCATATTCAACTATAAAAGAGATATGAATTATGGAAACAAGAGAAAATAATTCACCTTGGATTAGAGTTAGTGAACAACTCCCTCCAGAAGGAGAAGAAGTTTTAGTAAGACTCAAAAATTATAATTATAGCCCAAGGATAATGTTTTACAGAAAGAAATATAATATATGGGTAGAAGAATGTGATGTTTATTTTGATTGTTATGTAAATGAAGATGATTTATGGATGCCGATTCCTACATTTGATGATATACTGAATAGTAACAAAGATGTTCTAAAAAGACTTAAAGAAAAATAAGAAATGAATAAGACGGAAGCAAATAATTTATGCAGAATCATAAAGAATGATGATGTTTTTAATATGTTGAAAAATGCAAAACTTGGTATTAAGGATTGGAAGGCTGCATCTAAAATTAATCCGACATTTAGCAAAGGGATAGCGTGGAATATCTTCGCGGCACATTTTGACGTAAACAGAATTTATAGAAAAGTAACATTGAGGAATATTCTCTTGGAATTTGGGGATTTTTTGGAGATAAAGCCTTATATGGAACCTTATATCAAAAAGTGGAAGCCAAAGCGAAATGTAAAGACATATCATGAAGAACCTGATTTTAGTAATTTCAACGAATGAAAAAGAAAGAAATTCCTAAATCGTGCGACTGTAGAAACTGTATGAATGCTGGAGAAGTAAAAAACTTCATGGTGTTTTGCAGTGTCTTAAATATATACCGTTCTGTAGGAATTAGACCTTACTGTGCAAAATTTAAAAATAAATAGACATGGCAGAAATAGAAAATGTAGTCATAATAGATAGATTTGATTATGACGAACTGGTAGAAAAAGCAAGGATGACAGATGAAGAAATTAAAAAAGAAGCTGAACGCATTTTTATGCAAGAAAATGGAGTCCTTGTAAGAATTGAGTTTAACGAATATCCCAATTCAAAAAACTTCACAGCTCCTATTGGATTTATCAGAGGTGGAGAAAAAGAAGATATTTATAATGCATTAAATGATATTGAACAAAAAATAAAAGAATGGATGGACGAAAATTTTAGACTATACACAAAAAGATTAAGGGATAAAAATATTACTGAAAAGAATTGCATCGGACTAAGTAAACGGGTGGTTAATTTAGAAGAAAGGCTCAAACTTTTAAAGATTAAAAATACATACTTATTATCTTATGCTGTAATAATATCTATGATAACTATTTTCTTATTATGTAGAATTTAAAAATAAATTGTATGAAAAAGTATATTAGACTAAACCATTATTTTTATAACGATTCAATCAGTTCAATAGAGACTATTCGCCCTGTACTAATTGGCATAGATAGGATAAGAGTTGTAACATGCTCTGAGACTGCTGGTAGCGTTATATGGCTTGACAACGGAGACAATATTAATGTACTGGAGAATATAGAAACAATTGAAAATTTGTTGAATACTAAACAAAGGTAAACATGATAATTACACCAAAAATAAATTATTTAAAAGGTTGTTTTGATACAAAAAAGTAAGGATGAATTGCGTCCCATCAAAAAATAGGGGAAGGATAGATTTGTGTTTAGAATCAGATGACGGAATTAATATCCCAATAGCAAGGATAAAATTATTTAGTAATGATTTGTTTGTTGATTTTATAGAAACTTTTGATGATGCGTCAAGATTTGGCGAAGAAATAGCCAGAAGGTGGAACGAATTTAAAGATAAAAAATAATTTAGTATGAAAGCAGAAATAATAGAACAATTTAGAGATGGGGAATTTGCATTATTTGTAAACAAAGATAAAACTCTCATTTTAATTGCTACTAAAGTTGGAGAATATTTACATGGAACAGTATGTTTTTCAACCAATTTGCATAAAATTGGATATTATAGCAAAGGTTGGATTGCGTCTAATTTCACTATTTTTCAAGATAAAGTAATATTGTCAAACGAATAAAAATATAAGAAAATGATACAGGCAAGAATAAATCACGCGGACATCTCTTGGGAAAATTTCCCTGTTTTAGCGCTTAATCCAGATTTAAATATTATTATTATAGCCTTAGAAAATGGTGATTATTTAAAGGGAACTGTAGTCAATTCTGATAAACCAGAACATCCAATTGGGAAATACTACGAATATTGGGAAAAATCCCAATTTTGTCCTTTTGAAGATGAAGTAATATTAAAAAACAAAACAAAATAATGAAATGATTAAAGAACAAATAAAAAAGATTAACCTTACTTGGGAAGATTTTCCACTTTTAATGTGGAGCCCAAAATTAGGTATTATGATTATAGCTTTAGATAATGGAGATTATCTAAAAGGAGCTATATGTTATACAGAAACTGATAATTTTGTAGTTGGTATATATAGTGAAAAATGGGATAAAAGCGATTTCACACCTTTTTTAGGAGAAATGACATTAAAAAATGATTTATAATGAAAAAGGTATTTTATTTCTTTTTCTTAGGGAGCAAACATAGATTATTTGCTAAAAATAGATATATTGCTAATCAGGCAAGAGCTATGTATTGCATTAAAGAATACTCGGAGTATGAAAAGATAACTGAAGAAGAATATTTTTTAGGAGATAAAACGTTAACTAACCTTTTCAAGACAGAAGAGAGATTTAAAAAATACAAGGAGAAAAATTATTTTGAAATATTATGTAGTTATAACACAATAGAGCAATTATGAAAAAGTATAAAGCATTATTACAAAAAATGGTATATGGGGGAGAAGGTTTTATTCCTTTTGAATGTGTTTGTTTAGTTGACCTATCAACTCGTGGAGGAGAATATACAATGTGTGGGAATGCAATACCTGATTCTCATTTAGATTTAGAAGGATTTGAAGCTATAGGAAACGAATATTACGGGTCTATAAAAGAGGTTAATTGTCCTCGATGTTCAGCAGTAATAGAATATATTAAATCTTTAAAATAATGAAAAAGATACTCGGAGCGCACAACGCAAACACATACCTTAAACCACGCAAATGGTGGATGAGACTGATTAACTTTACGTCAAAATGCCAGAAGTTGACAATAAACGAACAGTTCAAGCATGGAGTAAGATACTTTGACTTCAGAATAAGATATGACAAAAAATTTGGTATGTTTATAAATTGTCATGGATTGGTAGAATATTATGAATCGCTAAGGATTACTGTTTATAATTTATCTTATCTTGCAGCAAAAATAGCACCAGAACCAATTTATATTAGGTTTGTGTATGATGATACATTTAATAATCATATAAATGATTACAATTTTACCGATTTATTTATAAAACAGATATTACCTATTTTCCGTCATGACGAAAATGTCATTTGGCAACTTATAAAAAAATCTTCGTGGAAACGTATAGATTCAGACAATAGCCCTCAACCCACAATAGTAGACTGTTTCAAAAACTACAGAGGCTACAAATGGATTCCTTTCCCGCAAAGATATATATCTAAACATAAAAAACATTATCAAAAAATCATAGATAATACAAAGGTTGAAAAAGATACAGTATTTCTATGTGACAGAGTAGATTTATTCAAAATAAAATAATATGGCAACAAGTAAAAGAACATGGCAAAGATTCGAGGCAGCAGTAGCAGCCATTTTTGGGACTAAAAGAGTCCCCCTTTCAGGTAGCAATTCAGGGCATAATACTCACTCCGATTCTATGCACCCTGATATTTACATAGAATGCAAACTACGTGAATCGTTTTCGATATGGAGATTATTTGATGATACTTCTAAAAAAGCTAAGAAAGAGGGGAAAATACCTCTTGTAGCTATAAAGGAAAAAAACAAAAAGGGATGTTTATTTATTATAAGTCCTGATAACTTAAAAGAGTTAGCGGATTTATACAACTCTGATAAACAAGAAAATGAACGAGAAATATACGTTGAATTATAAAATTTAATATATTTGTGTATGGAAATGATTGTTATTGAAATAGATTTGAGCCAAATCCCCTCGGATAAAATAAAAAATTTCCTGCGGAAAAATGGGAATGAAGCCAATGTTGTTAAGCTATGTGCATGTAAACGTAAACAGCCTGACCCTTATGGGAGTGATATTACCGTTTACATAAATCAATCCCAAGAAGAGAGATTAGCAAACCAGCCTAAAATATATTGCGGGAAAGGAGTCGAAATAAAGACAAATAAACAACAGACACCGCAATATCAAACCAATAATAATGAGCCTGATTGTCCATTCTAAAAATAAACATTATGGAAACAGAGGAAATTTTAAATATTATACAAGCATCATTAAAAATATGTGCGGAAAATATAAAAGCCCGACATTGGACTATGGTAGGTCACGACTTTATGACTTATCACCCTTATTTTGACGAAATAAATGAAAAGCTCATTGATTTTGTAGACGAAATTGCAGAAAGCACTGTGGTAACCGGAGGTATACCGCCTTATAATTTTGAGCAATATTTAAAATTTTCATTTATAGAGCCTATTAAATTTATCCCTTCTTTGGATATGATGATAAAGGATACTATAGCGGAATTGCAAAAGATATATGATTATATAAATGATAACTTCGCCCAATTTGACGATACCACGGCAGATTTAATGGTTAAAATAACAAGGAAAATAAGAGATAAATACTTATTCTTTTTAATACAGTCCGACAAACTTAGTTTTAGTTAAACATTATTATTCATATTTTTACCCCGTTTGTTTGTGAAAATAGACGGGATTTTTTATATTTGTACATATCATTAAGTACAGCATTTCGGAAAACAGAAAAATTGGCAAATGAGGCTCCCCAAATTGTGAAATTCGGGGAGTTTTTATATATTTGCATAGTGTTTAATATTCGTATGTATCTACAACGGTTTGTGAAAATAGTTGTCACCACTTAATTTTTTCATATTAAATGATAATGTAGAAAAGGCTGCAACTTTCGTTGTAGCCTTTTTTTAATAGCATGAGAATATTTCTATCCTCTATACTACCAACACACTAAAATGTTAGAAAATTCCATTGTGCACCAAAACCGAGATATGGAGAAAATTTATTACAAGAAATGGCGTAACCATATCCTGCCTGCAATCCTAAGCTGAAGTGGCTTTTCTTTTTTTTAATATGCGTTTCAGTTTTTGTTATGGTTAAATACTTGACTGGAGAATAAACCTCTATCTTTTTAGCCTTTACCTTATATCCGGTCATACATATTGAATATGTAGAATCTTCAAAACAGTATTCGGATATCGGTATTTCTACTTCTGCCGGCTTAGAAAGTTCAGGAACATACAACGTGTCCCTGATAGTCTCCTTTATTTTGATGTATTTTGGAATCAAAAGCGTGTCAATGATAGTATCTACCCTCGTTATCACGAAAGTGTCTGTATGAGCCTCTATTTGGGGTGTATTGGCATGTTTGCCTATGACATAGCCACAAGCAAAGGACAGAAAGAGCGAGAGAACTAATAACACCCCAAATTTTCTCATTTCTTAAAATATAATTCAGATTCTGCCTTCCTTCTCCTTACAAGTCCTGAAAGCACTTCTTTCCCCGCATATATCCATTTCTTGAACTCATTAGCGATAGTAGGGTCATTCGGATTTAATTTCACTTTACGCAAAAGTGTAGAATCCGAAAAGTTCTTCACCCCGACATTATAAGTAAAAGAGACTAATGCGTCAAACTGGTTTTGTGTCAATTCCACATCCCTAGTTGAGCCGGATACTATATCTACAGCATTAGAAATATCATCTAAAAGAAATTCCGTTGCTTTAGCCTCTGTTATTACATCGCCTTCTTTTACATTATATGTATGCCCATACCCGATAGTCCATACTCCGGCTGGACACTTATATGCAACCAGTCTTAACCCCTCAAATTCCTTTATAAGGTTAAGCCCCTTTGCTCCTATTTGATTCAGATGCTTCATGTGTTTCAAATTCTTTAAAATATGGTATTTTCTTTACTATCTCAAAGCTTACTATATAATGTATAAAAGATATTGCCCTGTTGTTCGGTAACAATGATTTTATGTTTATCAATATGTTTAATGAATAAAAATAGGTAACTATGGATACAATAGCCGAGATACATTGTAATGCCATAGCTTTGTTATGGAATTTATTACCTATAAAATAAACGCTCCCTACTAAGAGATAAAACACTAACATCTCACATAAGCAGAAATAAAACTTTTTGCATTTAAACGTTTTATGTTTTACAATGATATCTTCTATCAATCCTATTATAAAGTTTATCAAGAATATATAAGCGATAATTATAACATAATCATATATAGGTGCTATATAGCTTATTACTACTGCAAATAAACTTCCTAAAAAACCTTGAAATCCCCCCGCCTGATTCTCCATAATATTATTTCGTTAAAAATACAATCACATTAAATATAACATTATAAGGTTTTGATATACTATCTGCTAAAATTGTAACAGAACCAGCCCCATAATTATATTGAACTTTAGGGAATATTTGGGCATTATTATCATTTAAATTATATGCGCTTACTATTACTGTTTGTATTTTTGCTCCAGTAAAATTTATAGCCATTTGTGGATTATTTGAGCCTCCAAATGTACCGCTATTAGGAATATTTGGTGTTTCAAATAATGTTGTATTATTTATCGCGTTATCAGTTCTCTCTAATTGGGATGAATTTGCGTATATTGCATATCCGCCTAAGAAATAAGGAGTCAGATTAAGTTTATCATCTGTGACAGCTAATGCAGCTATTTTGGTAGAATCAATACTGTAATCTATAATCTTATCGTTTGACACTGAATTATCTTGTAATGCGTCAGTGGATATAGAACTTAATCCAATATTTCTTTCTGTCACTTGATAGTCCCCTATTTTAGCAGAAGTTATCGCATTATTCGCAATATCTGGTGTTGAAATAGTCCCGTCGGCTATCTTTTCTGAAGTAACTGCCCCGTCGGCTATCTTTTCTGAAGTAACTGCCCCGTCGGCTATCTTTAGGGTCCCTACAGCCCCATTTGCTATGTCTGATAAACCTATACTTGACGGTAATACCAGATTCGCCCGCCAATCATATGTGTGATAGAATGAATACCCGTCCATACCTTCAGCCCATGTTAAGTCGATTGTAGCCACTTCGGATATTCCTGTAGGTTGAGTATTGCTAAATAATGCTCTTTTTATAGCTGTATATTCTTGCCCTGTTTCTGACGAACGTTGTTCTACATCGCTTAACCATACATATACAGTCGCTCTATTTTGTTCTGTAACAGTAAATGTTTTATTGCAGGTCGCAATTATTATAGTCCCTGTAGCTAATGACGGTAGAGATGAAGAGGTTTTAAATATAAGCTGGGTAATCCCAGAAGTAAAAGTAGCCGAATCCATCTCATTAGACATACTAATATCAATGAATTTGTAATTACTTGCCCCTAAAAATATCCCTAATGCGCTTTGCCAGTTATCAAATGCGCTTACTAAGTCATTTATATAAACAAGATTGCCATCATCGTTTATATATGATAATATTGTGTCTTTGAGCATATTGTACTGATTTTAGTTTATATTTTATCCCCCATATTATTAATGAATCTACAGTTTGAGTAAATTCTGAAAATGTATCTTTATTTTCTTCTAAATAAGACGGGTAATTTATAATTACTCCTGTTGTCAAAGATGAAGTATATAAATATGACTTTCCCCCAGTCGTATAGTCTTTATCGCTCCAATATACTTTTTCGCCAGCTTCATAATCTGAAGGATATAGATATACTTTATTTGAAGTGACATTTATAGCCTCTATATGCCTCCCGTCAGGGTCGTATAGGTCATTAAGAATATCTATTACTTGTTGCTTCCCATATTGGCAGGCAGCGATTTTATATGCCCGTTGCCTTTTTGTATTATATTCGTTCCATAGTAAGATAAAAGGATATAACAAACATAACAACAGCTTATAGAAGTTGTTCAACCTGTATTCATTATTTACCATATAATTAGGTCTGTTTATCTGGTAAATAAGTTTAGGTATATTTATTTCTCTAAACGGGAACATAGCTAATATTTAAATCCTCCGCAAAATTAAAATATCCTGATACTAATTTTATCCTTCCATTTTCCGCATTATATGTCAGTGAACCATTTGTAGAAACAACGTCAGGGATATATGCTGCTTCAACTCCTGATACTTCTTGGAAGGATTTTTCTAAATCGTTTATGAACAATGGAGCGCCTAACACTATATTCTGTTGTATAGTCGTTTTCAGGGATTCTATATCATTTTTCACCTGAGCAAGAGAATTGCCGGCACTGTAATACACTGTCATACCTTCAGGGAATGTTAATATATCCGGTTCTCGGCTCTGTATAAATAGATTGAATCCCAATGGTATAAAATTCTCGTAGTAATCTTTGAATGCCGTAAGCTGGTCTGAACTCAAAGGAGTTAGATTGCCTGTATTGTCGGTAGTAGCTACATTTAATATTATACCTCCTTCAGACGTCGATACTGTAGCCTGCTTTATAATCCTGTTATTCTCATTTATAGGATTATACCCCATTTCTTTAGTATCATTATCCAAAATTACCAGATTATCCCCATATTGGAAATATAAAGCCTTATCCAGATAATAATCGTTACGTGTTACTCTTAAACTCCGAGCTGTATTGGCTATATTATCTTCTGAAAATAGTATCTCATTTGCTACTATATTTAATATAGTAGAAAGAGCGTCTACAAGACGCATCCATATAGCAGAAGCAGAAGTGTTTACGTTCTGGAATAAAGACTGTATAGCTATTATTATTTGTTGTCTTAAATCTTCCATAATTACTCCGTTCTTAATCTATATAACTCTGCATCTATAAAAAACCAAACTTGGCTTGCTGACGGATTGTTACTTGACGCAAAAGCCGTAATAGTATAAACTATCCTATCGTTGGTATTTGCATTGAAATCAGTAGGCTCAAATGCCAAATCTGTCATTAACGGGGGAATACCGTTATCCGTCACAACTCGTACTTTTGTAGTATTGTAGGGTACTACTACTTTACATGTATGGTTATTGTCTATCAAAAAATCTGAAGCCCTTAAATTAATTACGGACTTAGCAGCCGAATAAACTCCTAATATATAATCGCCTGGCTTTGGATAATCGAAAACATTAGAGGTTTGATATTTAAATGAGCCTGTCGGTATACTATTTTTAATAGTATCTACATTATAACTCGTTAATTTGAAAGTATAGGTATTACTTGACGAATTATATGTAATAACTCTTAACGTAATAGTGTTACTAGACACATCGACAAAACTAACTGTATTTGTCAAGTTGGACGTTATTGTCGCTACAAATATTCTGTAATTGTTTAATGCTGCTAAATTTGTACGACTATATACAATATTAGCCGAGCTTACTTTAGATACAAAATCAGTCCATCCAGAAGAGACAGAATTAATTACATTGGATATAGCTGCTGAAGAAGAACCATCATTAAGATTTATAAATGAGTTAGGCATTTCCAACATAGTAGGTCTACCCCCGAATTTTGTTTCTCCCCACTCATTTATAGCATTCACAGTCGTAAATGCAGAGGCGGAGACTTGTATAGGCTCATTCCCATTTAAATCGCTCTCTGTATATTCTGATAATGATGTTATGTCTACATATTGTACTGCCATATATTTATACTTTAAATACTCCTAATACCTCTTTCCCGTTCATACTATATACCGCCCTTATATCTCCCATTCCAATAGAATGATAATATGCTACTTTACAATCTTCTGCTCTTTGCACCAAATATAAAGTATCTTCTTTCTCTCCTATTGTAGTTTGAAATATAACACTTTGGTCTCTTTGTTCAAATGTAGCATTTATATCCGAAGTAATTTCTACTCTTTGAGATTTTTTTTCAGGGTCATAGGCTACATAAAAATATCCTATACCGTCAGACCACTTTTTTTGTTTTCTAATTATAGCCATATATACAAACTTTTAAATTACCCCCCCCCATATTAACATATTTTTGCATCATGGAGAAGAGGTAATAAAACTTTAAGATACAGTAAATGTAGTGTTGGTTGTAACTTGTACATTTACAACAGAACCGTCTTGTGGTACGGTAATAGTAGCTGGAGTAACCTCCAATCTTGCAGCACCTGCACTCTGTGTAATCGTTAATGTCTGTTTTGTTGATTCTGATGAGCCTTGAATAGTAAACACCTGTGTTCTTGACTCTACAGTATCATTCAACACATAATTAAGCTCTATTGAGAATTCATACTTATGGTCAGCGCCTGGGTCTCCATTGATGTTAACACCATTAACTGCATTAGTATCTTCTTCTACTGTGTAGTTTTTTTCTCCTAAGTCTTCTTCGATAATATCCCCTCCTTCTACTCCGAATTCCAACTTAGGGCTGTTAGATACTCCAGTTATTGTAACTCTGCCTGCTGTGGCAGGAACTGTTACTCCTGTACCTGCTTGTTCTAAAGTGATAAACTCTGGTGCAGCAGCTAAATTTGCTGTTATCGTTTTATTCGGTGAAACTCCAGCAGCTTTAACAGTAAAAACTGTTTTTACTATTTCACGGTTACCTACATTTGCCGATTCTGCCTTTAGGGTTAATTGGGTATCCCCACTACCTGATGACGGGTCTAATATTACATGCCCTTTTGATACTACCATAATTATAAAACATTAAAAGTTGAGTTTGTATATATATTTACATATTGATTGTCCCCATTTTGACTAACCGTAGTAAATGACGGTTGCACTTCCAAATAATATCCTCCTTCTATCGAATCTAATATCTGTTCCAATTGCCTTTCAAATTCTTCATCCGATAAAAGATTTGAATTATACGGGAATTCAGATGCTCTTATCAATGTGGCATTGTTTGAAGTTTGAAGCCCTTCTACATCCAATTCTTGACCTACTGTCAGTTGTGGAGTATAAGACAACAGCCCGTTTAAGGATAATATTTCGTCTATCTGCGAATAATCTCCGCAAACGTTCAACAAAACATCAAAAATCGTATCTCCATATTTAACTTTGTATGCCATATTGCCTGTATTCTGAATTATATACTACTTGCAACTCATATTCATATACTCCAGATTCCTCCGTCTCCTGTACGGAAATTTCTGCTATACGCCCACCGTCATTTAATATTTGATTCTCGGCTCGTGTAGCTAATTCTGTAGCTTCGTTCTGATTCACGTTTATAGCGACTTCCTGAAACCCTACTCCGATACTTGGATTATCTATGCTGGCTACGCTTTTCATGAAGATTAATGTTCCATTCTGTACGCTACATGAATCTATAATAACCATATCCGTATCAAATACGATATCATTATTTTCTATATCAAATTTAAAATCTTGCATATAACAGAAATTTCACCCCTAATATAATAATTAAAAATTTAATGTGTAAACGTTTCGTCCTGAAAATCTTCCTGATTGAAATCTTTTGCCTTTGAACTCGGTGCGGGGACTCCTACATTAGACGCTGTACCTGTTACTGTCCCAGCAGAATTCGACCCTTGAGTCGTTATTGTTGGTATGGTATGCGTATGGCTATTGAATGCTTTTACAAAATCGTTCAACTTCGCTTCCAACTTCTCGATATATATCATGGGACTATCCCCGCCATTTACCTTGACTATTTTGCCCTGCATCTCTATTGAAGTTTCTCCTACTTTTATATCTAATTTCGCGTTGTCAGTCGTATTTGTATATGTTATACCGTCCTTATCCATTGTAAGGAGCTGCTTTTGGCTATCTTCTAACATCTCAAACTGTACAGATACTGACTGCACTTTAGAGAACTTTATAGGGAAAGATAGGGAAGAATCCCCTTGCACGAACCCCAATACGCAATTGCTGCCTATTTCTGGGATTTGTATCACGGAAGTAGAATCATGGGGGATAATGGAAAGAGGGATATTGAACATTTGGTTATCATCGTCCGACACGACATCAAATGTCAGCTCTTCCATATTTACTCCAGTAACTTCACCATATACTAAAGATACTGAAGAATAGCTTTTCAACACGTTCCTTAAATTATCCCCTAATTCCTGCATTGCAGAATCGAACTTGGAGCTTTTTCTATAACTTAAAACATCCATTCTTCATTTGTCAATTTTGATGAAACATGATATCCGTTTTCGTTGAATTCCCTTCTTATCCCTAATACATACAGATTCGCACTGTTTTCAGGGAATAATGTGTCAGTGAAATTTACATAGTCGAACAAATCTATGCGAGGATATAGCAACGTCGTTATTGTCCCGCTATTATATTCCCCCTTTAATCCTTGATAGGCATTATTTGCGAATTCTTCCAATCCTTCTTGTGTCTGTATAGAACTGCAATTCAATCGGATAGGTCTGCCATCCCCTTTATTACCTACATTTATTGTCGTACGCTTGCCGTTTACATAGCCATTTACCGTAACATAATAATTCTCGAATTTCCCGTTTTTAGGAGATACATCTCGCTCTATTACATTTACAGAAGTGTCTAATTTTATGGTTTTTTTCTGGGTGTATTTTAATCCCGTTCCCATAAATAATTTCCCTTCTGGGTCAATGCCCGTATAAATGCCGAATTTACGCATTAACATCTGTGCTGCTTCAAAGGGGCTGACTCCCTGCCATAATTTTTCGTTGAATGTCGAAGTAGCGGTATAATCGGCTACGGAAATTTCTTCATAATCCCCTGTAAGATTGTTATCCGAACGGTATTTCTTGAATGCCTCATTTCCTACATCGCAACATACTTTCAACCCTTCATATATCGAGGTCTCTTGTGTCCAATCCTTATTTACGACTCCAAATCTCAAAATAAAACATTTATCCTCACATACAAGAGTAGTCGGGAACCCTGATTTTATTTTCTTTATAAACCCGTCAAATACGAGCATTTTCCCCGCTTCTGGGTCATTCTCGAAATTTATGTTTACCTGTTCCCCGTGATTGATATTATGGTAATAGGCATATACTTGTATATGAGCCCCTATTTTTATATTAAGCCCTTCTACATCAATTTTAGAACCAGTAATTATTTCATCTCCTTTCAAATAGGCAATAGAATAAAAAGGCAACGTTATTTCCGCGGTTTCCGCCAGCTTCATAACGGTGTTTTCGGATACGAAAGAAACAAAGTTCAATATCTTTTTCCCTTCTATCCAGACTTCATTACCACACCTGAAAAAATTACAATAACATTTCATCGTTTTTCTACAAATAATGTTTGACGCGTTAAATCTACTTCAAGCAAATTAAGGGTAATATTGGTAACTGTAGACCCTTCTTGTGGGTCTATGGCATATCTGGCCAATACGACGAACTGTATCCCTACCTCTTTATTTGTGAAATTATTATATATGGCGAATACCGATTTGTTTTTATACAAATCATTTATAACTGTCGCAAATTTGACTATATCGCCAGCCATTGCGCCTTGATTCTGCCGGAAAGACATAGGGTCATACCTCCCATTGTCGTTTATAGGCTTCCTTTCAAGTTTTATTCTTAATATTATCTCCGCGGGGTTGTATGAAGTCATTTCATATATCGCTGACCCGTCTACCAATTGGCTTTTGACAATATTTTTTGATGCGTTTATAGATAAGCTGTAAGATAACGGCAAATAATAATCACTTATCCTGAAAATATAGTCATTCTCATTTGTCACGGAAATAAGATTGTCCTTCGCGTTCGCGCTTGAAGCGGAATATCTGGTTTTTTGGTTTATCAATGAACTCTTAACCTTATTCCCTATCCCATTGATATAACCTCCTTCTGATGATATCGGTATCACTGATTTTACGATTCCTACAGAAGAAAATGTAAGGGCTAATGCCGTAGCTGCCGTTTGCTCCGCATCTCTTATCGTATCCCCCGCTTTTGCAAGCTCTCCCCTTATGTTTTGTGGAATAGATACGGTATTTCTGAATTTATCTTGTAATTCAGACCCTGAACTCGTTTTATAATCATTCTCTTTTGTCATGTTAACGGTGTTGCTTGGTTAAACGCTATATTTAAACCTCTCGCTATTGCCTGTGATACATAATCCTCTATTTCCCTCATTATTGTTGATGGGTCGGTAGTATTTATGTGGTTGTCCATGTCTACTATGGACTTGTTGAAATTTATAATCAGAGATTTACTTCCCTTTGATAAATCTTTCATACGACCCGTCTCATCTTTAACTGGAGATACTGTAGGAGCAGGAATAAACTCTTTTGTAGTTAATTCAAATGCCCGTGATAACGCTGTCAAATCAGGGGTATAATATCTTAATCTCTTTATTAAATCTTTTGCCTCCTTTGTCCCTAAATTATTAAGATTATTGAAAAGGGTTTCTATATCATCAGCACTTAATTTTATATCTTTTATAGCGGATGTTAAATAACCGGACTTATATAATTTATCATCTGAAGGCTCTCTATATAAATAATTCGTCCTAAGAATCGTGCCTTTTAGCTTATTAATAGCTTGCTCTTTCGTCAAATTATATTCTGGCACTTTAGACCACAATGCAGCCGTAGTCCCTGATGCAAGCCCACCTAAAACAGTCCCCATCGGCCCAGCAGATGAACCCAATAATGCGCCTGACCCAAATCCTCCTATAAAAGAGCTAATAGTAGGATGTTCATTTATCCAGTTTATTATTTTACTTCCTACGTCTATAATGCCAGAAATAAAGGAATCAAAAGCAGATATAGCCTTTTGAAATATTGAACCATCATACCCCTCTCCGAATGTCTTGTACAGCTTAGATAATGATTCGTTTATATGTATACTTGTGTTTGCTATATCTTCATAAAAGTCTTCTAAATACTCTAATTTATCAGCCTCTAAATTTTCTTCAGATAATTGAACACGACCTTTCAATACCCCCGCTCTGGGCAATTCAAATTGTCCTATAAATTTTTCAAATGCCTTTATTAAAGCTTGGGGATTTTCTCTAATAAACGAATATATATCTTCTCCTTTATTCTTTGATTGTGCTCTAAGGTCAAAAACATACTTCTCGATTAAAGGCACTGACTTGAAAAGTTCTTTCATGTCTATACCTTGCCACGTAGTAAGTAATTGTTGCAAGTTCAACCCTACTATCTGTAAATCCCTTCCTGAAACAGCAGAAATCTTAGCTGCTAATTGTCCGAACCATTGGGCATCTCTTGACGATAATTTTGTATCTCCTACAGTTAATCCCGTCATTGTATTCATCAAAGAAACTAATCCGGCTCTGGAACCTCCTGTTTGCGTAACAATGTCTGTAGCATTACGGAACATCTCATTATATCCGCTCCCTTGTGCTAATCTTGCCATATTATATTGCGAGACATTAGATATCGCTTGTGAGGTTTGTTCACTCATGAGATTATTTTTACCCCAACGGTACAATAATCCGCCTCCGGCTATAGACACCGCTTTTAACCCGACAATCCCTCCTAACGTCCCAATGACAGATTTTAATGCCGGAATAGCCTGTAATGCAGCTTTACCTACAGAACCTATCAGGTTAGCAAAGTTCCCTAAATTCCTTTGCCAACCTGAGTAAGTAAATGAATTTGCAATAAAATTATTTGAAAATCTTTGTCTTGCCTGATAATATCTATCTATATTCCTTAGTAAATGGCGATTATTTGCAAACGGATAACGATATGCAGCATAATTCATCCTCCGCCATAAATTCATGCGTTCTTCTGGGATATGAGGATAAGGGTTATATCTTCTCCCTCCTGCCGGATTATTAAAGCTACCTCCCCTACCACCTATATTGTTTGTTATACTTTTTAAGTTCTGGGCTTTCTTTATAGCGTCGTCCAGTTTAGCATTTAGGTCTCCCTTTAGATTAAGCTCTATTTGATAGATATTAGGCATAGCTTATTTCTTTTTGTCAATTTTAAATGGTGCAAAATTTACATTGTCCATTATCCATAATGCAAGACAATGATACTTCTCTATCTCTTCCAAAGTTAATGATTCTGTTACCTTATTAATAGGAATATGGAAAAAATGTGATACTAATGCTTTTTTTATCAAAAGCGGGTCTGTCTTGCTATATTGTGTTAATTTATATTCTATTTCTGCTCGGGCATCTGCATATTTAGGGTTTTCCCTGCCCGATTGATAAAATTTATCAAATCCTCCTGTACTTGTTCTGAAGAGAATAGAGACAGACATGCAATCCCGTCACTTGAAATCCTTTTTGCTAAAGTCTTGTCAACGACAAATATATTAACGTATTTTATTGCGTCGTTTATCTTTCTCTCTGTCGTCGTATCCGAATTATCCAACAAAGAAGTAATGAAAATTGAATCTTCCAAACGTGTACGCTCTGCATGTCTTAATTCTACATCTTCTGTTACTTCTATTTCCTCGAATATCCCTTTTTTGTCCGGTAATTTCTCTACAAATGTGAAATTTGAAACTTTAAATGTGCTCATGTGTTGATAGTTTTAAATGTAAAAAGGAGATAGGGGATTATTCCCCTATCTGATTAAATAGCTATTGGTGTAACTTGTCTTGTAAGTTCTGTTGCCCTGAAATTCAAGGTTACTAAAGTCTGAGGGTCATTAGCATTGACCTCGAAAGAATCATTGCTAAATTGTGCTCCTGTATAGGTCAAAGTCGTATCAGTCGGGGTTAAATCCGCCCTGTTGCTGAACATGATAGTAACGGTAAGCCCTTCAGGAATATCAGTTAATGACGGTCTCAACGTAGTTGCTATCCCGTTATAACTGTTTATTAACCTGTTCCATTCTCCTGATTGTATAACAAAAGAACCTGAATAGGCTTTGTTTATACCTTTTACGGAAATAGGAGTTTCAGAACTTATTGCGTAAATCTCATTTACTGACTTTTCTATACTTCCCGAAAAATTCTGCGCTGTGAACAATTGTATAATTGCTCCATTTCCTAAGTTTACCCAAACTTGGACGTCAGCACTTGATATAATTAATCCTGATTGGTCTGCCATAATTTAAGAAATTGAAGTTACAAAGAATGTTGTTACAAAGGCTTCTCTCATGGCAGGATTAGGAACTATGCGTATAGTAACCTCCAAAGCCTCCGATTGTATGTAATTATCATCTTTAGCCTTGAAGTCAAAGTCTATCGCACTTGCTTGTCCTGCGTTTACTCTCGGGTTAATATATTGGGATGTAAATTCTGCTATGGCAGAATTCTTGAAAGCCTGCAATATCTGTCCAGAAGAGTCACAAGGGATATTCTGGTTGATATAATAGGTAAGGAACATTTGCGCATCATCGCACACTGAATTACCTACTGCTACTCTCTCTATTTTGTTTAGAGCCATAGTAGTTGCATTGCAAGTCGCTCCGTCATTATAATACAATCCCTCTACCCCGAGCCTGTTACGGGTAAATATATACCCTAATGGAGCTATCAGATTAGCAAGGGTAACATCATAACCGTTTACTGGAGTCCCTGTCTTTGGATTTGAAGATACGGAAGACAAATCGCTATCAGTAAAATATTCTTCTGTAGCTACGGAACCCAAAGATACGTTCCCGATAGATGCAGCGATATTCCGGCTTGCTCTTACACCTAACACACGCCCTACAGAAGACAGCCCGTTAGGAGATGAGCCTGTAACGCAATATGCCACATTAGGATAAGACATAGCAGCGCAATCCATAAGTTTTGCTATTTCTGTAGCGCTACTGAAAGTTCCCTGCTTGATATATGCCCCGTCAAATACCCCCACCATACGGATACCTAACTCAAACATATTGGTTAGGAATGTCTGTATTTGGTTGAGGGCTTCTTGGTCTGTTTTATTGTTTACTCCGTCTTCCTCATAGGCAGGAGCAGGCAAAGTCCCTTTTGACTGGCAAAAACCTATTGCCCGTGGTCTGTTTTTGTAGCTACCTGAAATAGTCTTAAAGACTATTGGCTGCAATGCCGTGTAGAAATTCGCGGTTGAGAAGTTGTTATCTGCCGTTGTCTGTACAAGAATAAGCCATAACTTTGTTCCTACAGCAGCAGCACCATAAAACTCGTTTATATGCTGATAAAGCATCGTTTTAGCTCCGTTGCCATTTGCCCATTCAGAGGTAATTCCGAGACCTTCGGCTGCTGATACCGAAGTTATCATGTATGGAGTATTCAACACCATATCATCAGGCAAATTGGCTTCTGCACCTGCCATATCAACGACTAAACAAGAAATAGATTCGTCCGCTTGGATGCTCCCAATAGACGTATCTTTCAATGAAATATGTATTCCTGTTGTTGCCATAATTATTGTTCTTTAGGTGGTCTACCTTTTGTTTTCTTTTCAGGATTTTTTCGAGCTTCTTTCAACGCGTTAAATTCGTTAATAACAGATTCATCTACATTTAATGTACTCTTTTTTATGATTCCTTCTTTCTGCTGTTCTTCTGGCTTGAATCCTTCGAGCAGCGTTTTCAATTCTTCATTATTTAAAGGTACATTATCTATATTTACTTCTGCCCATAACAATTTATAATGTTTTCTTTCCATGTAATCGTATTCTTCATGCTTAGCATCCTGAATAGCTAAAAACACTTTTCCGTTTTCACATACATATGCTATTTTGTGTTCTTTTACTAAAGCATATAAATATTGAAAGAAAGACTCTTGATAATTAGTAAGTTCCATATTGTTTATTGTTTATTTTGTGTGTTGGTAAGTCAAGCAGGGGATTTTGCCCCTGCTTATTATTTTATATTATGCACCTGCTACCGCTGGAGCTACGCCATAGATTCCTACTCCGTCTTTACGAGCTGCACCGGCTCCCATACGAGTATCCATAGACATTTCCCATGCCCAAAGGGTAGGTTCTTGTTTTACGAATACATTTGTACGACCTACGCCAATAAGGAATTGAGAAGGCAAGAAACCTATAATACATCCATATGCAGTAGCTGCTAATGTCGGAGGAGTATAAGAACTTGGTATTTTATGGTAAGTCAAAGGTATACCATATAATTTCGGGTCTACTACTTTATTTGTAGCTGTATCATATACTCCACATATAGAACGTTGTGTAATGTTCATACCGTATGCCATCATCTGCATTGGCCCGATTTTTTCAGTAGGCAAGTTCAACGCATTTACAAAAGTATCATTAGATTGTAGCTGGTTTGCATAAATAGCATCCATTACTATCTCCGGACGTTCAATATCTAGATTGAAATTAGCCTGAATAAACTTCATACGAAGGCTTAACAAGTCAGCTACTGTGAATTCTTTCAAATTTCCTGCAGCTGCAGCATTTGCTGGGAACATTCCGGCTGATGCAAAAGAATTTGCACCTGTCATTGGAACAAATGTACCTTCTTTTACTGAATTCGCCAGAACCTTAATAATATAATTATGTTGAGCGTTTGCTACTACTCTTAACGCTTCCGACATACCTATGCCTCTCTTATCGTATCTCAATAAGTTGTCATCGCCGGGCTGCCATGCAATAGCATTTAGAGAGAATGCGTAAGTAGGAATAGCAATTGCATTGTCATCATACAAATATTCTTCTGCTTTGTTTTTCGGAACAAGTGTATCAAAATAAACGTTAGGCTTCATGTTTATTTCAGGATGAATAGTACCTGCCGAATCCGAACTGATACGCGGGATTCTGTCTGCAAATGTATTAATAGGGAAAAGCATTCTATAATACATTGCCAACCATTGTACAGCCACCAAATCAGGAGTACTTAGGAAATCATAGGTATTATCTCCTGCTGCAAGAACAGTATCGAGCAATTGTCCGGTAGACATAGGAGCTTTGCCCTCAAAACATAAATTGAACTGACCGAATGAAGCCATAAAGTCACGGTCATTTTTTAACACTGATGCCAGTTCTTTGTAAGAATCCAGCAAATCATGCACGGGAATAGGCTTGTGCTCGTGAGCATACTTAAGGTCAGAGCCTAATGCCATCATACCCATCTTATTTTTACCTTCTTCCGAAGATAAATAAGAATGTAAAGTCTTGTATTCTGTCATAATTTTAGGTTGTTGTGTATTTTCTGTAAAAATTCTTGCTTCAGGGTTTGCCTGCAATCTTTCCGCTACTTTTTCAGGCAATTTCTTTTTCAAATCCTCAGACTCCAATTTTTCCTTTTCGTCTTTAGCTTTGGTGTCCTCTACTTCCTTCTTGTCCTCTTCTTCGTCTTCTTTAATGTCTTTGTCTTCTTCTTTTTCATCTTCATCATCATCTTCTAATTTCTTCTTTGAATTCAGACCTAACAAATCTTTCAAAGCCGAAAGGACTGTGTTTTTTGTTTCCTCAGCCTTAAGCTCTTCTTTTGGAGCTTCTGACTCTGGAACTTCTTGAACTTCGGGCTTAGCCTCCAATTCTTCCTTTTTTTCTTTTTCTTCTTCCATATTATTTAATTCTTCAAAATTAGAACTTAAAGTAATAAATTCCTTTTTATCACAATATAATTTATATTCTACCGGAATATGCCCCAATTCATGTTTTACCGCATTGGCATTTGAAGGAATAGTAACTAAAGAGACTTCAAAAACATCAAAAGACTTTGTTTTTTTCTCTCCCCTCTCATTCTCTACTATTACTGCATTCCCGCCAATAGATACGGCTCTTATACAGCCTTCATTGTATAATTTCTCATACATCTTGCCTTTTTCGGTAGAAGCGAATACCAAAACCCCTGTCCATGCGTCATTTTCGAGTTTTATATCATCTATCCTGCCGATAGGAGGCTCCCATGACATATGCTGTTCTACAAGAACGGGATTTTTTAAATATCTGTCCCACTTTATAGACTTGTTCATTACCCTAAATCCTCTATCGTTTAGGGATTCATCCGATAATACTTGCCTTACCATTTTTATAATTTTCTATTAATTCTTCGTTACCCTCTATTTTCATTTGCCGATAGTTCTCTTTCTTGTCATATTTCCCTAATACAATAGTATCGGCAAAAAATGTTTTGTTTTTGTCGGTATATACATAACCTTTTCTTGCTTTTAACTCTGTCATAATTAACCAGTTATTGTCCAACCTTTATCTGTTGCCGACTGTTTTTGCTCTTCCGTCAATTTTGCATATACTGCTGAATTAAAGGCCAATGTTTGTGTTGATGAAACAGTTGCCAATCCGTCAAGTATGCTTTGTATGGATTCATCGCTTAATTGCGATGATTGTGTAAAAGACAAATTATATTTTATGCTCTCTTTTGTAAATCTGATTTCCGCCAAAGAAGTACACCCGTTAAATGGATTGCTTTGTACATTTACAGCTGTTATCCCAGAAAAATCCAATTCTCCAATAACTTCTTCTAATGAAATTCTTCCATTAAAAAGGAGTGTAGCATTTGAGAGCTTAAATTTTGGCGAAAATGAAACGGTTTTTAATTTATCTGGAATTATATTAGGCGCCAAAGAGAACATACTGTCCGCTACAATAGCATAATCCGGTAAGTTTATAAAATTCAATTCTTCTATACATGAACATCCGTAAAAAGAATTTGAAAAATTACCTGATTGTGTTAACCCGCTACAGTCAATAATATTCCCTTCATTTATTTTATATAAAAAATTATTATATCTAAATGCGCTATTAAATGTTCTCCATGCAGAGGTATCTACATTTAACTCCCTTATTTCTGCATTATTGATAAAAATAGTCATATTATCATTATACGGGACATATTTCATGCTTAATATCCCATATAAGTTCTGATAACTTGTTTTTTCAGGGAAATTCTCGGGCAAAAACAATACATTTTCTGATATGCTGGAGGGGATATTCCCAGAACCTTCCTCCTTATACTGGTCTGTTATCTGCCCGCTCTTGACAATCATATCTAACAAATCAGGGATATACTGCCCATAGCCGTACTTCCACATCATCTCTTCTATCCCATAATGGGGATGTATAGGGGTGACTGGGTTTATCTGCTTGTCTATAAGCTGCACAGAGCCTGATTTGGCTTTTATATAGGTTATGTCTATGGTAGAATTGTCCACCATGACACATTCGAATTTCATACGCCAGCATTCGATATCTTCTTCCGTGTCTTCCTTGTATCCCTGCTTGATAAAGTTATTCATGCCACGATACATAGGCAAAAAGTTGTTCCCTTGAAGTATATCCTTGAAAAATTCGGACGCCCTCTCCGTGAAAAGCTCTGTCCTAAGCTTATATGCGAGGTTCCTCCTCCATTGGTATATATCCGTCTCTCCCGATAGGGTATAATTTACCAGCCTGTCCATTACTACAATGTCTATATTGATGTTGTCCCTTATCAGACCGCCAATATAAACCATATTGTTAGGGGCTGAATCTACGGTTACTACAATAGCCGGCAATGTGGTATTTACAACCGTCCTTCCGTCAGAGACATTAGAGGTTAAAACGGGTATATGATTTTCAGTGACAATATCCGTTTGCCTGAAAAAATCTATTAATTTTTTAGTCAATAACCCTATCATATGCCCTATTTTTCGCTAAAATATTAAGTTTTTCGTTATCAATCAACTATTTATTGAAATTTTTATTCCAAACCGCCAAAATCGCCCTATGTGCGAGCCTATAAGTCCTCGCTCCTACCCCCATGAATTGGCGGGCTGGTATTTGTGGAGGTTTCCTGTTTATTTTATATGCAGGCTGAACCCACCTTTTTTGCGCCTTTCCTCCTTCATTCTGCAATTGTGCGTACGGAACGCTGGTTTTTAACCCTGCCGTGTACGGGACATTGGTTATTTTCTTGATAGAATTGTATAACCTCCCTGTTCTCCTTAGTTTGGGATAAGGCAACTTTACACCGATAGGCGTATTGTGCACGTCATACATACGCTCTTTCCATTTCTGTGACCCTCCGTCGTTAGTATATGCCTCTTTCTGGAAATTCTGCTTCGTTTCTTTCAACATGCTTTCCGATATCGCCTTAGGCATCTCATCTCTTACGCATTTTTTAAGACTCCTTAGCTTGTTTATCATATCCTGCATCGTATCAGCCATCTTTGTTGCTTTTTGGGGTGAAAATGCTCTTAATCTTGTCTACTGTGTTGGTAATCCATGACTTATTGGTGACTTTTTTGTCGATATCCCCTTCATCCAACCCCACTTTTTGCAGGAATTGTTCGGAAATCCGCAACCCTTGCTTGCTCAAAGTATCCGTAATCTGGATAAAATGCTTGACAGAGATGCTCTTGTCGGGAATAATCACTACCTGATAATCCGTCAAATCCTTGTTCTTTATCAATCTCGCCAATTTCGGCATGGTCTGGGTATTCGTCACCCTTAAAATGTCCTTGTTGTCTTCGTCAAGGATATTCTTGTACAATTGCATGTGAATTTCCGCCAACTGCTCGGAATTCGTGTTCTTTTCGGTGTTCCCGATTAACGTACTTCCGGTGATAAGCTGCATAAGCTCGCTTTCCCACTTGTCTACCAACTCCTTGTGAGCCCTGAAAGCTTCGCTCGGAGCTTCCGTATTGACGGAATTTATCTCTACTTGGTATTTCCTCTCCTTATTCGTGGACAATTCGTTTACCTCAAAGGGCACTACCGGTGTGGCTGTAGGGTCATTTATCAATCTGGCGTATTCCGCTGCTATCTGCTGCGCTTCTTCGTTCTGCGCCTGATACCCTATCGTATAGCGAGGATAGGAATAACGCCCCGTCAGAATGCCCCAATTGCGATAAGAATTCACTATCTCGATTATAGCCCGTGTAACCTCCTGCATCAGACCTAATTTATAGTCTTCTTCAGGGGAAGCCTCGAAATAAAACATGTTGTCGTAATCGTCAAATTTAGCCACACTCTGGATATCAAAGGTCATATAACGTATCGCCCTGTTGAACATGTCTATATTCCGCATAGGGAAATCCGTTACAATATCCTTTTCTATGTCTATCTGCTTGCCTGCTACCCCGCGAATCTTCGCGTTTAATGGAGCACGGCAAACAAGCTGCTTGAAAATGTTGGTCTGCGTAAAATATTTGGAGAATTTGTCGTCTATCCTGCTCATTTCCCCGTATTTCGCCAAAGCATAGAAGTTCTTTTGGGCAGGAACATATCTCTTGTCCAATAAGGACACCAAAAAAGGACTCGACTGTATAGCCCACGACTGCAAAACGCCATAGTAGTACAAATCACTGTAATTTATAGCCCTGTCTATAGCATCCCTCCAGTATTTCGCTGTATACGGAGTGTCATAATAGTTAATAAGATATTTTGACTTAACTACTCCAGTCCCTACAGACTTGGGAATGTAATAAGGGTCTATTTGGGGTGTATTCCAGATTGTCATATTAGCCTATATAATCATTTATGTTTGTTACTATTTTACCTATCGCGTTAGGTTCAGGCTTGTTAACCGCCCCAGTCATGCGGGATGTCCCAGACTTCATCCTGTGTATAGTAGACATCACACTGTTGTACTGGTTCGTGAAAACAGTACTCCACGCAAATGTAGAACCCATAAAGGCTGATGCCGTCAATACCCTTACCATAAAGAACAAATCAGGATGGACATCCTTCATTACCGGCAACATCTCCTCCAAATCGTATATATTCCCTATCTCGCCAGCCAAATAGCCTATAGCGGATACATAGGCGTCTTCCAATGCCGTCGGATTCATGCCTATTATCTCATCACATGTGTTAGGCTGTATCCATTGATATAAATCTTTTATCTCTATCATATTATAAGGACTTTAATTTCCCTCCTATCGCTATAAACATCTTCGTCTTCTTCTGGGCTGGATTAACTATCTTCAGATTCCTCCCCATTAACGAAACTCCTTTGGCTACCGCGTCCGGTATGTCGTCTTTCTTTAACGGACTCTCTTTCCTCGAAAACTCCAAAAACTGCTGCACCGTAATCTCTCCCATAGGAGTGTTCTTCATCTTGTCGTTGAACATTATCCCCCCATTCTTGAACAAAGGGTCTAAAGTGGACTCAATGTTGTAAAACTTGTTGCCGTGATTGCGCGTGTCCCACTCTATCGGACATATCCACCCCTTTTGCGCCTGAAAGTTAAGCAATGTTTTGTTGAAATCCAACGGAACTTGCTTTTTTTCAATGTATAAACGTGGCGTTATCGGACATTTTACGTATAAGCTATATATGCCTTCCAACATCTCGTATGTGCTCCCCTGTACTGCATATACATCCACCAACCATATCTTGTCTTTCGTCAAACCCAACAATACGCATGCCTTGTAATCGTTCTTTACACTCTCCTTTGCCGACGGGTCTACGTAGATTATATAGCGTACAAACGATTCTTCTTCCGGCATTGTCCCCCATGGTATATGGTGGAATATCTCTCCCTCCATCTCATCGTAATACTCCCCGTCCAAAAACCTACGCTTGTCTATCTTCGACAAACTCTTCATCGTCAACATATAACTCGAAGATACATTCTCCTTGTTGTCCTCTACACTGAAATGCTTCTTGTACAACATCGCCTGTATACTCGGGTCTAACTTCATCCCTGTATCGTAATCCTCCTGCAAAAAAAACCTCTTGTAACTCCAATGATTCTTACTGCACGGATTCAACGCATACAACATCTTGTTCTTTACCGGCAACTTCTGCGCTAACCGTGTCAATAACTTACTTACCGGCTGCCAACTTATCTCACTTATCTCATCCAAAAATATATGCCCCCATTCCGTACTTAATATCGAATCATATTTCGACTCACTGTCCGAACTCCCCCGCAAACTCCCGAACTTTATGTAGGAACCATTGTAGAATACCAAACTATCGTCCTTGTTTACATACCGAGCAAACCTCTCTCCCCCTATCATAACCTTCTTGTAATCACTGTACCCCCAACGCCTCGCCATAGAATTCAATACCGCAGGTACTGTCTGCATCAACATACCATTGTTCAACGACGTAAACGTATTCCGTATTATCAAACAATTAGCCCCGTATCTTATACACTGCGTCACAAACCACGCAAATATCAAAAATGTCTTCCCAGCCCTGCTCGAACCGTAAAACAAATACTCTACATATCTGTCCTCATTCAACAAATTGTATAACTCTATCTGCTTATCGTTTAACCGCTCCGGCAATAGTATCATAGTCTATCTTTTCTATTATCTCTATATTCCCCATATCTCCACTCATTACCGATTCTGTTTCTTCTACCCTCTGCTCCTTGATTATCGTCTTCTCTGTCCGGTTGATACTGTCACTCGCTGCCTTGAATACATTCACGTACTTCATGATGACATCTAACTTCCCCTTTAACTTGCTTATCGTTGCCGGACTGTCCGCTACTTCTATGTCCCCTAATATCTCCTCCAACTTCTCCCGTACTCCTATCATGTCCAAAAACGCTACCGTCTTCCCAAACGTAGCCCTGAACTCTTCACGTACCTTGTCGTCTACTTCGTACTTCTTTACATCGCCACGCTCATCCATCTCCTGCCTGCGTAGCGCCCGCTCCTCTTTCCCCTTGATTATGTCTATCGCTGTACCCATACAACAAAGGTAATACTTTTAGTCGAATTTCCAAATTTATTAATAAAGCCCGACCCCCTACCCCTGTTTACCCCTGACTCAAAAACAAAACAAAGGAAGTAATAACCTCGCTCGGGGCTGTGCCCCTCGCTTCGGAGTCAACCAAGACAACCCCACATGAAACACTAATCACAAATGAGACCCCACACCCGAAACGATTCTTCCCTTCCCCGTCCCTGACTGGCTATGCTTCCCTCGAGACAGTGAACACCCGCAAATGTATTCTGTTTCTGTTATTCACATGCGCCTCTCTCCTCCTCCTCTGTTTCATGTGAAACACAGTGTTAACACTTCCGTATTGTTTTAACTTAATTCAAAATGCAATATTAACATTTTCACCTCTGTAACGCTTTGTGTTTCATTGCCTTAGCTCGCAGAACTGCGCGCGTGCACACACGCACGTTATGAATGTATCATCTATATGTATATATATACAATTCATATATAGTAATAATATATATAATATATAGTCTCTGCATGTAGTTATTCCCTTTCTTTTTTTTCTAAAGAAACCTCCAAGTTATGTTAACAATAAAAGAAGAAACCCACAAGATAAGTTAACAATAAAGAGATAAAAGATACACCAAATAGGTCGGGTTATCATGTTAGGGTACTAAGGAAAGCCAAGGAGTAAAAAGGCGACGCGAAATGAATGAGCGCTCAATATGTAAACATAGTATTCGATATGTTAATTAATTGTTAAAACATATGAGATATAATACATTTTTCTTTGAAAAATGTTGTGTGATTTCAAAATGTTTTGTATATTTGTAATACAGAAAAGGAAATAAGAAAACGAATATTAACACTAAAAAACATTATCAATATGGAAAGAATAGACATAGAAAACGCGAGAATCCGCGTAGAATTCCTCAAAAACGAGACAAACGAAGTAGTAAAAAGCGAGTGGTTTGACGTAGTATCCTACTTTTGCTCTTCAGATTTTGAACACGAAATGGAAGACTTATTAAAGGATACCGGAGCGGATTACTATAAAATAGTAGAATTTGAAGACATTCCCCAAGAATTACAATTAAGTGACAGATTGCCTGATGAAACAATAGCCCTATGTAACTACTTTTGCACGAGAGAAGACGACGAAAATTTCAAAGAAGCTTTTTTCTATTGGGTTGATAATTATCATTATAAATTATTAGGAGCGGACATTAAATCGTTAATAAATAAGGCAATAGATGCGTATGTAGGTTATTATGATGATGCGCGGGAATTTGTCGATTTCGATTTATACGAAAGAGACTTAATGTACGATTATTTCAACGTAAATGGACACATATTCAAACAATAAAAAAAATACAGCTATGAAGACAATAAAGGGCACTTATAGGGATAATAATTACTTTGAATACGAAGTAAACGGTAAAAAGTATTGGGTACAAGGCGAATTGTATTGGAATAAGAAAAGAAATAGACTTGAGCACACGCATACGGGGCCAAGAGGAGGAGAATATTTAATTTATTGGCCCTTCTAAATAAAAGTAAAAATAATTATCATTTGAAAATAAATTAGTGAAAAAAAGGAAATAGATATGATACAGAAAATAAAAATAAAAGAACTAAATGATTTGTTTTCTTCATTTAAATATAAAGGTGACATTTACAAAATAGTTGGTTTTTTAAATGATGTTGATTTAATCAAAGGGAATGTTTGCCGTATTATTGCATGTAAGAACAAACAAACGGGCAAGTATAAAATAATAGATGTATCCAAAAAAGGAGATGATATTGCTTATGTAAAAAGGGACATAATTAGAAACGGGGAAAAGGATTCTGATTTTTTTGTAGACTTGACAGACATACGGTTAACTCATATTAATCCTAATAAAGTAGGACATTTGAAAGGTCGGCAAATACGGTTAAGTCAATCTCTTGAAAAAGAAATATTGAATTTCATTTTTTGTGAATATGAATTGAACATAGGTACTTATCATCCGTTTTTGTTGTCAAAAAAATGCTATTTCAACGATTTTTACGAAAAAGATGGACATACCTATACATGTTTCACGGCTGAAGGAATAAAAGGGGAAATGTTCCCTTTCGAGATAAAGGATTATTCATATGCGGGTCAAGACGTAATATTTAAATTTGATATAATATGAAAAAAAAAGATATTCTTAAAGATGCAAAGGAAATATTAGAGATGTTGCCGGATGCTTCAGAAAGTGACAAATATTATTTCAATTTTGAAATAAATAATACTTTAAAAATATTTGCGAATGAGTTATACATATACCCTTCAATAACATTATTAGTAAAAAAAGATGATAAAATAATTGAATACATTCATGCTAATTCAGGAGAAAGAGGCTACGATAAAAAAGTAGATAAGATAAAAAACGCAATAATATGGTGTAAATCATTAAATAACATAATGAAATGATAGGACTGATTAACATAGAATTGCTTTATAGGCAAATAGCATCTTACTTCATTTTTAATTACTTCAATATGGAAGTAGGACCCGACGAAGTATGTATATTGAATGATGAAATAATAATCCTTGACAAATTGTGTAATTTTTATTCAGAAATTACGATTGATAACGGAATAGCTATCGATATTAAAGGCTACATAAAAACGTGGGAATTCTCGCCAAAATATGCAGGAGACGAAAAAGAGGCAAAGGATATTGCATTAAAAATGATAAATGATTTTATCAATATAAAAGGCGGGTACAACATTTATTCAAAAGGCTATTATTATGATAACTAAAAAAGACAAATTAAACGCAATTTGCGGGCTTATATTATTTCTTCTAATTCTAATTGGCGGTATGTTGGACACGCAAATATTAGAGGAACAAAAAACAAAAGAAATTACTAATTACCCCGACACCGTGGAGGTATTTTTAAATGATAGTATAGTCATATTTAATTAAATAATCATGGACATAAATAAACAAATAAAAAACAACGTAGCGACTGTACAGACAGTGAACTACTACAAAGACATAAAGAAATTAGCCCTTAATTCGAATAATTTAGAGCGTTTTTGCCAAATTTTAGGAGAATCAAAGGGGCGGGCGTTTGTAGAAAACATTTTGCAAGCTTCGTACAATTCTAAGTTGAAATTCTGCAACCCGAACAGCGTAATTTTATGCGGATTAGCTATTGCAACTACTGGTTTGTCATTGGTTCCCGCTCTTGGGCAATCGTGTATCGTCCCCTACAAGGACAACGCACAAGCACAAATAATGTATCGTGGATTCATTGAATTAGCTAATAGGACGCAAAAATTAGAGCGCATAAATGTCTCAGAGGTTCGCGAGGGTGATATTGAAGGTATAGACCCGTTTAAAGGAGAAATAATATTGAAAAAATATGATTATGACGGCTATATAGAAAGAAAAAAACGGGCTTATATTGGGAATATTGCCTATATAAAATATCTTTCAGGTGGTGAATATTTTAAATATATGACAGTCGAGGAGATAAAGGCACACGCGCAAAAATACTCGCAATCTTATAGGAATAAATCGGGATTATGGGTCACAGATTTTGAGATGATGGCTAATAAAACGGTAGCAAAAAGCCTTTTAAATTTATACGGGCCGAAAACGGAGAGCATGGAAAACGCAATTAAATATGATTTTTCGACACCAACGAACGAAAATTTAACAGATTTAGAATATTTAGACGGGACAAATGAGTAAAGAAATAGGGCTAAATTTTCCGATGAAATGGACGAATTCGAGGGTTTTTCCTCCTTCACATGAAAGAATAAGAATTATTTTAGAAAGTGGAGATGTTAAAATAGGGGTATTCCATCCGGAAAGCATACCTTTTGTTTTCGGAGTAGACGGGAATGTATATTATTATTCAACTGTAAAATTTTGGCAATATGATAGATAGAAAAGTATTCAGGAATTATGAAGAATGGCACAATTACCGGAAAAGCAATTATTTTATTGGAGGACATGATATAGCGGTAATAACTGGTCATGATGAATACAAAACGCCTTTAGATTGGTATAACGACTACCAAAGGGGGCAAGCAATGGAAAATGAAATTAATTATAATACCCAAAGGGGGCAAGCAATGGAAAATGCTATAGCTACTCTTTTTGAAACAGAGTCTACAGAAAGGGTGATAAAAGAAAGCGCGAAATACTTCGTTTTAAGCAACGATAATTACCCGCCCTATATAATTGCTTCACCTGATAGGGAATTGTTTAAATTTCGAAGGAAAAACCGCATTGTCGTTGAAATAAAGGACACATTACGTACTGTAGATTTAAATGACCCCGAAACTTTTCCTAATTCATGGTATATGCAATTAGTTTGGAACATGGGGGTAGGAGAATATGACGCGGGAATGTTAGTAGTATATGATGGACAAAAGCAACTGAAATGGAGGATGTTCGATTTTGACAAAGAACTGTTTGAGCACCTCTTAAAAGGGGCAAAGGAATTTACAGAGAATAACATATTAAAAGACATTCCACCGGCTCCAGTTAACAAAGAAGATGTTTTAAATATTACAAATACCTCTGAAAAAATATCTTTAAATGTAGCTCCTGAATACATGGAATTAATCAAGGATTATAACGAAGTAAAAAACAAAATAAGAACACTCGAAAAAGAAAAAGAAGATTTAGAAAACAAAATAGCATTACTTTTTGACAATTGTAATGAAATAGTATGCGAAGGAGTAAGTGTCGCAACAATAAAAGACTATACAAGAAAAACAGTAGATACAGAAAAACTAAAATCGGAATTTCCGATAATATATGAAGCTGTTAAAAAAGAGTCAAAGGGTAAATCACTTAAAATTTTAAAATTATGATACTAACAAAAATAATTATTTATTCAGTCGTTTTAATATTATTATATTTCGCTGTCCTATTCATAGGAATATATATAGTACCATATTTAGACGTGGGGTTTTGTAAGAAATTTTATAGGTTATTTCCGGTAACCTCAATGTTGATATTTGGATTTTCTTTAGCAAACAATGAAAACAACATACGTAAATTAGAAAAATTAAAAAAGATAGATAAAGAAGTAACTAAGTATGATTTGGCAAGAAAAAGGCTTAAAAGAATAAAGAAATTAAAAAAATAATCGTATATTTGTGGTGTTGACTGCTACCAACAAGAAGATATTCACGGTATATTACCGTAAAGAGGTTTGTTTTAGGGTAGCAGCTAAAATGAATCTCTTTTTTTATATTATCTACATCATGGAACCTAAAAAATCATTTGTTTTTTATTTGTCGTGGAGGAGTGCAATAAATTTGCTGAATGATTCACAAAAAGCAGAGCTATTAAATGCGATTTTTGATTATGTCGCTGGTGAACCCGTTTTTATAAACGACGGAGGCGTAAATATTTGCTTCGAGTTCATAAAGTCAGACATAGAACGAGACTTAGAAAAGTGGGAAAGTATAAAAGAGAAAAGGCGCGAAGCTGGAAAAAAGGGGGGGATGTATTCAAAAAAAAATAACCCAGTGGGTTTTTCAGAAACCCCAAATAACCCAGTGGGTTTTTCAGAAACCCCAAATAACCCAGTGGGTTTTAAATTAATTAATCAAACTAAGCAAAAGGAAGCAAAAGAAGCAAATGCTTGTTTTGCTAAGCAAAAGGAAGCAAAAGAAGCAAATGCTTGTTTTGC